TCTAAATGTTGTCTGGATCGTTGCTCTATTGTTATATGGTATAGATTTTGACCAAGTTTCGCAAACAAATTTCTGTGAAGCAGATTCTCCAGGTGCTTCAAAATCAAAGCTGGCACTATCGTTTGCACGGGCATCAAGAAATGTTTCTATCTCATCTGCTTGCGTTTCAGAAACTTCAAATGTAAAGTTATAAGTTTTTGGATTTTGATGTTCTGCTAATCCAAATAATATTCTATGTTCAAATCCATCAGCAAAACGAATTGTTCTAGTATTTGGTGCGGATCTTTTTTGTTGCCCGTAAGTAGGTTTTATTGAAGGAAACGTAGCCATTATGCAAGTAATCCTCCTGGTCTTTGTTGCTGTATTATTTCAGATTGT